AAATGTTTAGGCATATTATATTCAGAATGGCTGGAGCTCTCATGCAAATCGTCGCCTATGGCGCCCAAGATCTTTTCCTTACTGGAACCCCTGAAATCACTTACTGGAAAGTGTCTTACCGAAGACACACCAACTTCGCAATGGAGAGTATTGAGCAAACTTTCCAAGGACAGGCTGACTTCGGTCGGCGTGTCAGTGCCGTTCTTTCAAGAAACGGTGACCTTGCTTACCGTACCTATCTTCAGGTCACACTTCCTGAAATTGGACAGGAACTTAAAGGTACAAATGGAGCGGTCTATGCACGCTGGTTGGACTACATTGGTGAGCAGATGATCGCCCAAGTTGAGGTTGAGATTGGAGGACAGCGCATTGATCGCCAATATGGTGACTGGATGCACGTTTGGAACCAGCTTACCATGAGTTCTGAGCAACAGAAGGGATACTGGAAGATGATTGGACATACCACTCAGCTTACCTACATCACTGATCCTTCATTCGCAAGTGTTGCTGGACCTTGTGCTGCTTCCGGAGGACCTGCTCAGGTTTGTGCTCCAAGAAACGCTCTTCCTGAGACAACACTTTACGTTCCTCTTCAATTCTGGTTCACAAAGAACCCTGGGCTTGCCCTTCCTCTTATTGCTCTTCAGTACCACGAGGTTAAGATCAATCTTGACATCCGTCCTATTGGAGAGTGCTTGTGGGCTGTTAAACAGCTTGATGCTGGTGCATCCACAGGAACTGTTTCTGTTACCAATGCTTACCAGCAATCTCTTGTTGCTGCTTCTCTATACATCGACTATATCTTCCTTGATACCGATGAGAGACGCAAGATGGCCCAGAACCCTCATGAGTATTTGATTGAGCAACTTCAGTTCACTGGAGATGAATCTGTTGGATCTTCTTCCAACAAGATCAAGCTCAACTTCAACCACCCATGTAAGGAGCTCATCTGGGTTGTCCAGCCTGATGCCAACGTTGACTACTGCTCATCTCTTGAGGGAGGAAGTGTTCTTTACAAGACACTTGGTGCTCAGCCATTCAACTACACAGATGCCATTGATGCTCTTCCTAACGCTGTTCATGCGTTCGGAGGTAACGACTCTACATCTGGTGTTAATGCTTTCATTGACAGTTCTGGTCTATTCACTGATCCTGGAGCTGCTGATGCCACTCTTATTAATGGAGGTTCATGGGCTGGTCTTACTTCTGAAGAAGTGTCTGGTGTTTCTGATGCAGGAACATTCGTCCTTGCCGAGACAGCTCTTGACATGCACTGCTGGGGAGAGAACCCTGTTGTTACTGCCAAGTTGCAGCTTAACGGACAAGACCGATTCTCTGAGCGTGAGGGATCATTCTTCGATATCGTGCAGCCTTTCCAGCACCACACACGTGCCCCTGATACCGGAATCAATCTTTACTCCTTCGCTCTTCGCCCTGAGGAGCACCAACCCTCTGGATCATGCAACTTCTCCAGAATCGACAACGCTGTTCTTCAGCTCGTCCTTTCTTCCGGAACAGTTGCCGGAACATCCACCGCCAAGGTCAGAGTGTATGCTCTTTCCTATAATGTGCTCAGGGTAATGAGCGGCATGGCCGGAATTGCGTACAGCAATTAATTACCTTTTCCGTCTTATTTTTGCAATAAAAATATTATGTTTTTATAATATTTTTAAACAATTTAAACAGTTTTCATGAAACATTATATATAATGTACGCTTACATTATTGCCTCTGTTTCTCTTTTACATTTTACCACCTCATTTCGTGTGAATACAGGTGTTGTATGTCCTACAAATATACTACGTATGACAAACATAGAACAGGAAGATACCAAGACCCCAGTAAAAGCAAAGTGGTTACCTGTAGTGGATGTTAACGCACCAAAACAATTAGATTGTACCCTTGCCGCAGATGTAGTATTTGATCCACTAGGTTTTTTTTCGTCCAAGAAAACATTGTATTGGATGCGTGATGCAGAACTTAAACATGCGCGTCTTGATATGTTTGCTGAGGTGGTTTGGCCTTTATCCAAATTATGGCATAATGATATTACTGCTATTTTAAATATGGATTCTATATTGGCTTCTGGTGGTAAACCTCCTTCTATACTGAATGGAGGTATTTCCTCTGTTTACGCGACTGGTATTTTAATGTTTAGTATAGTGGTTGATGGACTTCTTGAATCTAAATCTGGTTCCATCTTTTGGAACGCGGAAAAACCAAAAGATTATGTTCCAGGAGATTTTGGTTTCGATCAATTGAACTTATACGACATCGAAGGATATCGGAAAGCAATTGAAACTGCAGAAATAAACATGGGCAATTGGCAATGCTTGCCATTACTGCATATGTTGCTCAATAATTTGTCACATGACTTCCAGTAGTACCCCCCCCCTCCCCTTATTTGTTTTAAATGATGCTTCCGCGCTTTCCAAATAAAAAACTGATAATTGGTCATTGGATAAATCCATAATAAATTTTTACACCTTTGGTCATTTGTAATGCCTATATTATTATAAAAAATGTAAAAATATAGTTAAAATAAGTTTTTATTTATTGAAGTAGGTAAACCATGACCAAATACAATCATATATATTAATATCACTGCTGCCAATAAGATACTTCGGTTTTCGGCAACATTTTCATTTTGACCAAGTATAAAAATCATAATTATGTATAACAAAATACCAATTATAGCAGAATGTAGAAGCATCATTCTTCCTTTTTCCATTTGTATATATATATATATCATCAATATAAAAAAATCGGCATTTTTAATCCTCTAAAGGTGTAAAGATTCTTTATTTCTTATAATATGATTGAATATTGGACATTTTGGAATTATTCCTGGTTCTTGTTGTGTACCGATTTACATTGATTCCATATACTTTGGAAAAACTACGAAAGAATATCTAATAAAAATCAAAAGAGTTCATTTACCTTATTTCTTGTCCTGAAAACTCATGGAAATACCGCCTCGTTTGGTAGGTTCATAAATGACTCTGTTAATGGTTTGTGGGTATACAGCGCTTATTTCCATAAGGGGGTCTTCTTCTTTATTTTCTTCTTCTTTCTTCAACCACGAAGTGACCCATTCTCCAAACTTTTCTTTTGTGTTATTTACCGTTGTCACTGCTGGTTTTATTTCCTCTACAATATTTTCAAGTGTTTCTTCGACGTTTTGTTTCGTTGTTTTCAAGGCTTCTATCACTTTTTCGTTTTTCTTTTTGATCCGTCGGAATTTTGGACGAAATAAAATGTTCCAATGATCGTTCAAAAAGGATTGTAGATCTTCAATATGTTCATTGAATTCTTTTTCTATATCGATGTTTCCACTAAATTTAAGAATAAATTCATCTTCCGCAACAAGCTCTTTGTATTTTTCTAAAGTTGCTTTCAAAAATTGATCAGAATGTATTTTACGCTGTAAACGATCCAATGACAACACAGATTGTATTGATTTCTCTAAAGATTCATAATCTTTGAATTTCGTTATTGATTTTTCCATTCTCATTTGAATACCATAACACAGTTCACCACCAAGTACCAATGCAGTGACAAGTGACGCTGCACTACTTCCAATTTCTACCCCACGACTAAAAGAGCCACTTTCAAATATGGTGTATGCATTTAACAAACTTACAACTACAAGGGGAACATTCAAATATAACAAACGCGATTTAAATGCGTTATATTGGTCTATATAATTTTGACTCAATTTCTTTGAGTTCTGTCGTATTGTTTCTAAAGTTTTTTCAATAGTATCTGTCCATTCTGACATTGTATATGATATTTAGATAGAATTATTTGAACGCATATAATTTTCCAAATTGAAAAAACAATTTGGAAAAGTATTTTAGAAAGAAAGGATAATGGAAGACAGACATAAACAAATATCTCTTTGTCGGCAAATACGTGACAACCTCGATGTGTGCTTGAATACGAGTCAATTGTTAAATAAAGAATGTATGCAAATGTCAAAGGCTTACAGTGATTTATGTTATCGGAATGCGGCTAGGAGTGAACCTAAAAGTTTCGTTTTTGGACTGAATCCACGACAGGACGGTTTGCCAAAAATGAAAGTCAAATAATCAAACTTGTTTTTATATTCTATTTTCTTTTCGCCCATATATACCAAACATCCTACAACGGAACTAATAATAAAAAATATCGACAATATATAATTCATTTGATCTATCCATGCAATTGAATCGTTGTTTTCTTCCGATGAATAATCCTTCTTTTTTAATGTTAATACATACATAACAGCAAGAGTAATTATAGATATTAGGAAAAACAAAACATTCGTATTTATTAAAAACAAAAACATTATGTACAGTATAATACTGGTAATAAATGTACCATTGAATGTTTGTGTATGTACCGGATCTACTAATACAACAAAAAACAATAAGGTTAAAAATGCGAACAAATGTTTCAAAAATACATTTTCTACTAATAATTTTTGAACTTTACAAGGAAATAATTCTCCTAAATAATTACCAGCGATTATTAAGAAAAATACAAAAATAGCATGAAATGGCGTTTCTATTAGTCCTTGAATCATATACATTATTTATATATTTTTATTATAACGTATTTAAAGAGATGGTGACAACGTTGATAAATGCACACTCAACATCAGTGGTTACTATCTACATTGTTAGATTTCTATAAAACCCCTGAACACTTGGATACTCTAAAGCAAATCATTAATCGTGAATTTATTGTCGAAAATAATAAAAAATTGTCTATTCGAATGGTGAATTGGTTCGTAACAAATTATGCAAAACAACATTTTACTGTATATGACGTTCCAAGCAAGGTAAATGGAGAAGCACGTCGTTTTTTTGTATGGACCAATTATAAGTGTACAGAAGACAGTTATTCGAAGCAAATGTTTGATCCATATTGTCGACAAGAACGTATATTGATACCGTACAATGAAAATCAACGCATAGAAACAACTATAGGCCAACTACATTTTTTCAAATGGGCAATCTTGAACAAAGTATTGGATTACATTATTAATCATTTTGACGCGATCGAAAAAGATATGGCGGTTAGATTGAATACTGTAAAACGAAAACCTGTACTAGAAGGTAAAACAAGAAAAAAACGCGAAGAATTGTCAATAAATGCATGTCGAAGTTTACGGAAAGAATTTTATCCCACAGAAGTTAAATTGTTGTAAAAAATAATTAAACGATGATTTCACCTTTATACATATGTCAGAAAAGAGATATGTATACGCAAATATTAAATTACCAATTGAATTGATAAATGATTCATACGAACTTCACAGTGATTTAATGACGGTCGAATTTGAAAAATGTGAAAAACTGCCTGATCCAATTTCATGTAACAACCAAGAATTGCTTCAAAAAATATTTTCTCTTCATCCAAGTAATGAAGTTCAAGAAGAAATTATGAAGATATTTTCGAAAGATTTTGAAAAATCAAAACCAAAAAATAGACAAAATACTAGTTTTAAAAAAACCAAAAACAAAGGTAGACAATATACCAGAAGAACTTATGATCCCTCCCTTTAATAGGAGGAGGTAAGGGGGAACTACGTCCCCCCCCC